TAGACTTCACCATAGGCGATTTACGTGTTTCTCCAAACGATGGAAAACAGCTCGAATTTCTGCGAGAACAGGTTGAGCGGTTCATAGCCAGACAAAAAAGTTTTGGCATAACTCTTCTGGAGGGACCCTAAAAATGGGCGCTGTTCCTGAAGCCTATTATCAATTCGTTATGGATTATGCACCTTACGTCTATGTTATTCCTGGTTCTGGACCAGACCCCGCTTGGGGAAGAGCAGCCTTTGCAGCCGCTTTCGCCATCGACTTCCTCTGTAAGACTTATTCCGTCAAACAGTTTGAAGACAGGAAAACAGCTATTTACAACAAGATTGTTGGGCTTGCAGACTGGCTCTTAACCCAGCAGTGCACAGACCCAGCAAAGAAGGCTTATGGCGGATTCAAAAGCAACGAAAACAGCACATACTATTACGCTGTGGATGCATGCAGAGTTATTCCATCCCTTCTAAGGGCTTATGAGCTGACAAATGATACCGACTACTTGAATGCTGCTAAACTGACTGGGGCTAATTTTCTCAAAACCATGCAAGACCAGCAGGCTTATGGAGGCTTTGCAAGAGCTGTCACGATTGAGAATTCTTGGCTTTTGCAGTTGGATGTTGAATGCCTTTATGGGCTTATAGGTTTGAAAATGCTTGCTGAAAAGTATGATGTGGCAAACACAAGCCTATACCAAAACATGATGTCTAAGGCTGTAGGATTTCTACTGGAAGGCTTTGAGAATCTTTGGCTTTACTATGATCCTGCAGATTCAAAGTGGCATCGTGTAGGCTTATCAGAAAATGAGATTTACGATGACCCATTAGCCTACGCATTAATCGGCTTATATGTACATGAAAGCTGGAGCCTCTCATGCCAGAAAGTTTACAACTTCATAAACACGATTGGGGCTTCTGCACAGTATCCAGCTTACAATCCTGCTATTTGCTGGGCTGGCTACATAGACATAATAACACGGTTTCCAGCATGCGACTATTATGATGCTGTTACAAGCGGAATCCTCTGGAAAATCCGCAAAAACCATGATAAACCAAGCTTCGCCTTCAGCAAGCAAATCATAGAAAAGCATCAAAACGAGTTCATGTTCTGGGGCGCCAAACACGCCGATTACAGTTATGTTGAGAATAAGCAGGCTATGGCTACAGTTTGCTGGCTTGCACAGTTATTCTTAAACTATGAAGAGCCACAAACACGCTTTACACAGATTTTGCGTTCAAAAGGCGAGAACATAACGCTTTATCCCATTAGAGAAGCCTCTGAAACAGTTTCTTACGGTGAAGGCATCGATATTCAAGCCATCGTTTCGCCAACTCGAGTTGAAGAAGTGCTCATAGAACCCGGCTACATGGTAAACGATTATCTCAACGTTTACACTTTCACACCATTAAGGCAACATGACAAGATAAGACGTAAAGGCGTAGACTACGAAGTTCTTGGCATTCAAGCCCTCGATTTTGCTGGCGAAACAGCCTATTTCAAAGCAAATTGTAGGAGACTGGTCGGGCAATGAGCGAAGTCGAAAACCCAGTTGACACGGTTGTTAGGCTTCTAAGCAAGAACATGTGGGTTGTCAAGGAAGATGGTTCGCTTGCCTCAATAATCGCGAGTAAAGAATGGTATGACCGTGGGCTGTTCAAAAACTATGATGGGCAAATAACTGTTGGGCTTGCGGAGAGCAGAGACACAAAAATCGAGATGAGCGGAAGACTTCGCAGACGTTTAGGCAGCTTACGTGTCAATGTTTGGAGTCAAGACATGCTTACCCGCCAGAAAATGGTTGAAGAGGTCAACCGCATTGTAAGGCAGAACCGCAACAAGCCAAATGAGACACTTTATTACTTCAGAGGGTTTGGACAAGCAACGGGAACGCACAAGGCTTATCATGCAGGTTCAGCGGAGGAGCTTATCCCTCAACATGCAAGCTGGACTGAATTAGCAAACGTGGAATACGAGAAAATCTGGTATAGCGACGACAACCGCTATTCAAAAAGCCACAACGTTAACGGCGAATACGCCTTAATGCTTTTCCGCTTCAAAATTGATTCTCGAGAGAAGACTGTAAAGAAAATTGTTTTGGCTTTTGAGGGCTACGGCACAGCTCCAGCAGGAAATGGGGTCACCGTAAAGATTTGGAATCATACGGCTGGTGCATGGCAAAACGCTCAAAGCGGAACGGGTGGAGCAGACGAAACCATCACTATTACACTTACATCATCTATTACCGACTTCATAGATGATAATGGCTATGTTTGGCTTCTTGCCAGAACAACAAACCCAAGCGACGGCACAACTCCAGCAGTTCTCTATTGCGATTATGCATGTTGCACCGTAACCGTCAACGGAATAACCTATCTGGACATTGTTTCTTACCGCGATGCAGATCGTGTTGATGTTAAGCCTTTCATTTTCAGAACCGAGGTCACTCTAAAATCATGGTCCTTCGAAGATGTCGGAGGCGTTTTCTAAAATGGTTGAAACATATGGAGCGCATGAAAGTCGCATCTACTACGTTGAGGAATCCACTTACGGACAGACGCCAACAAACCCTGCAATGCTTGGCGTTCCAGCGGAAAACATAGACCCATCCATAGACCCTTCAAACATAAAGGTTCGTGGAGTAGGTAGCATAGACTTACAAGCCATCAAAAAAGGACTGCGAAGCGTTAGTCTAAAAATCGCTTATCCACTGCCAAGCGAAGCACCAATAAACTTTCTCCAAAACGCCAAAGCAGAACTGAACAAGTCATTAAGCGTTCAAGTGCTGTATTACAAGGGAATATTCGCTTCAGCAACCGACATCATATCGCTTCTCTACACTGGCTGCAAATTCCATAAGGTAACAGTTGAATGCGGTATAGAAGACGTTGTCAAGGCTACGGCAGAGCTGATTGGACAAGATTTGGCGGTTGGGACATCAAAAATCACTGGAGCAACATACGCAGACTATGCGGGAGCAGTTCCCTTCTACGAAAGCTACGTCAAAAAAGGCACAACAACCCTCGACCGTGTAACAGACTGGAAATTCACAATCGAAAACAACCTAAAACAAGTGCCAGTCATCCGCACAACAAGCGGCTACCTGCTAAAATATCTGCCTTACAGACATCGCAACTTAACAGGCGAAATAACATTCGAGTTCGAGAGCAAAGAGGAATTTGACGATGTAATTAATGATGCGTCTTTTGACTTGGAGTTTGGCATAGGAAGCTCAAACAAGGCGGTCTTTTCTGGCTGTAAATGGGAAAACGTGTCTGCACCAGCACGCATTGAAGATTTGGTTTCATGCAAGGCTGGTTTCGTGGCTAAAGGTCCAGTAAACATAAGCTGAGATGGTGAAAATGAGCGTTGAAGTTAGTGTTTTGGAAAATTTCGGGCGAGAAGTTGAACTGCGTAAAAAATGGCTTCAGATGTGGGAAAGGCTTGGAGTTCGCATTCTGAAACTGCCTAAATGGATGCAGGAAATTGTGTTGGAAGACGTGAACACCGCAGTTAAGAACCGTTTAGCCATTATGGAGATGATTCAAAATGCAAAAAGAAACCATTGAAATAGACGAAAGATTTGGTAGGGAATACGCGGGAAAATACGTTTTCCAAGAGATCACATGGGCTAAACGCAACAGAATAATTCAAAAATACACACGTTACAGCCAACAAACGGGTCAAGTCATCGCAAGCGATTACGTAGCCATTCAAGCAGAAACAATAATAGCTTCGCTTAAAGAACAGCCACCAAACAAGCCCATAACTCTCGAGAAACTCTTAAGCGAAGAAGACGGCGTTCCCATCGAGCTTGGCGAATTGTTCAGCCAAATCGTGAATAGGCTTAATGCTGTAGGACTCGAGGAAACTGCTTTTTTATCAGAGCCATCAGACGCCAAAAGCCAAATCAAACGCTCACAGAGTTCCGCCTTTGCAAAGAATTCGGATGGACACCAAACCAGCTTGCTAAACAGCCAGCCAAAACAGTTCAGCAGTTCATCGTCATCCTCAACGAGTTAGACCGTCAAGCAGAGGAGGAAAAGCAGAAGGCAGAGCGTGAAGCGAAATGGCGGTCGAAATAACATGCGATGTGGAAGGCATTGAAGAGTTTAAGGCTACCATGGAGCAATTCGATAGCGGTATACAACGTCATGTGCATAGCCAATTGGCAAGCTGGGCAGCAGATGTCAAAACCTTAGCAAAACAACTCGCACCAGTAAGAACAGGGCATTTGAGAAGCTCAATTTATGCGAAGATAAGCGAGTGGGTTACTGAAATAGGTGCAGAAGCCACCTACGCCTTGTTTGTTGAGCTTGGCACACGTTACATGCAAGCCCGCCCCTATCTTTACCCAGCCATCCAAGAGCATTTGCCAATGCTTGAGGAGATAATCTGCGAGGCTATTGACGCAGCCAAAGCGGAGGCAGGCTTAGAATGAGCTTCAGAGAAATCGCAGTAACGATAAGGGCGGTTAACCACGCAAGCCACGAATTTACAAGAATCCAAAGCGACGCTGAAGCCTTAAGCGTGCGTATAAAAAGCCTCGGCTCAGCCATTGCTGGTTTAGGCGCTACTGGTGCAGCCATTGGACACATAGCGCATCAGTTTGGCTTATTAAACGATGAGCAGGCTCGGGTTTTCAACAGTGCCATGATGGTTATCAGTGTTATGGGCATGTTTATGCGCACAAGCTGGGGCGTAGCCGTAGCCCAAAAAGTGTATGCTGCAGCCTGCTGGATTGCTACGACAGCTCAAAACGCCTTGAACATTTCTTACGCCACATGGCTCGCCCTAACTGGCGTCGGAATCGCTGTTATTGTTGCAGCTGCAGCCGCCATGTGGTATTTTGCAAGTCAAATGAACTCTGCAACCGCTTCTGTGCAAAGCTTCAATGAGGCTGTGGCTGAAATGCCAGAAAGAGGTCGCAGTGTCCGCCGTGCTGGAGAAGAGGAGCTGTATAGGCGTGGTGTCGAATAAATGAGCGTTGAAATTCCCAAAGTCACCATCGCCATTGGTCCTTACGGGATTCCGCAAGGCGACGTCATTGATTTAAAGGTGCATTTAGGCTGCACAAACGAGGTCAGCAGCTTTGAAGTGCTCTTGCAAAACTGGGATAAAAAGTATAGCCCAAACGGGTCTTATCCGATTAACGTTGGCATGGATGGAAACATAAGCATAGGCAGAGGCACAAATGTTCCGCAGATAATCACTTGCCGTGTAGAAGCCATCAAGTATGAATCTACGCCCACAGAAAACTATCTACGTGTTTCTGGACGATGTTGGGGCGAACGCCTATTCCGCCGTGTTGTAACCAAAACCTACGAGAACAAAAAAGGCGAAGAAATCGTCAAAGACCTGTTAGATTATTATGTTGGTTTAAGCCATATCAGAGACTCCACAGAGCTTGTTGAAAACACTGATACAACCTACACACGGCTCGAATACCAAGACACGCCAGTTTTCGACATCCTCAAATACATAGCAAGCTCAGCAGACAAACAAGGCGTGATAGGCTTTGACTTCCGCGTGGCTCCAGACGCAAAATTTGAGTTCTTCCCAAGAAACAGCAAAACATCACCCATAAGCCTATCAGAGAAAATCGAAGTTAGCGAATACCGCAAAGACATCCATAGCATCCGCAATAAGATCACGGTTTATGGAACACAAGACAAGCCCTTTCCAGTGGATGTTGACGGCAGACCTTGGAGCGACACGCTTACCGAGGATTTAACTGTTAGCGAAGGCACTGGCTGGGGCGGTTCAAACGAGCTGATACATGCGGTTTATGGCAAATGGAGCGTCATGACGGGTAGCACAAACCTCGCTTTGGACACAGCCATTAAGTATGCTGGGGCTAAAAGCGTTAAGGTCATTGAATCAGCTTACATGTATTACACAAGAGTTGACTGGATATTCAACCAAGACTATCTGATAAACCTCAACGAGTTTCCAAAAATCAGCTTCGCCCTCCGAGTTGACGACAAACACTCCAAACTATGCTGGATAAACCTCATAGATTATTGGAACAACAGCGCAACTAAAAGCTTCAACCTTTCGGAAATCGACAAGTGGGAAAAAGTCATAATCAACGCCGGAACAAAAAACGCAGACCAATGGGACTGGATTGACACTTTATTCAACTGGGCATTCATCAAGGAAATAGGCATAGCAGTGGACCAAAACTACGCAAGCGCAGGCTACTGGTGGATAGACCAATTCCATTTCGGATACGGCAAATGGAAAAGCACACAAGAAGACACAGCCAGCCAGCAAACCTATGGCTTAAGAGAACTTGTGGAAGTTGACGAGGAACTTTACAGCGACAACGCCTGCATGCTAAGAGCAAAAGCACTCTTAAACCAGCTCAAAAATCCAGCAGAATACCTTACGGTGCGAAGCACAGTCATCGACTATGGCAATACGCCTCTTCTGCCAGGAGACAAAATCCACGTAACAATACCAAACGAAAACATTGACACAGACTTCCGCATTCTAAGCGTAGAATATCATGTGGACGCAAAAACGCAGACACTTGAAACCACATTAGAGCTGGGACGAGAACCTCCACTCTTGGCTGACTATCTCTACGCTTTACGTAGCAAAACCGACCACCTAAGCAGACACAAAATCGCAAGATGACCACCATGAACGCCAAAAACAAGCTAAAGAAACTGAGAGAAAAGCTTCAGAAACGAAAAGCCAGAGGCGTAACAAGATGAGAAAACGAGAGCTTTTCCGCATACGACGATACGCCAGAAAATACGACCGCGAAACAGGCAAATTCATAATCAACATAAGCTATGAAACTGCTGCACCAGAACCAACTGAAAGAGTCGTAGGAGTTGCTGAGGGCTTCGGGCTTGGACTTGACCAATGGCGAAAATTCGTAATCTACGACAATGTGGAGCTAAAAATAGGCCCACAAGACATTGTCTATATTACTGGCGATTCAGGAAGCGGCAAATCCGCTCTGCTGAAGGCTTTAGAAAAAGACATTCGGCAAGACATGGAATTAAGCAGCATCAACATCGCAGAAATCAAGCCAGAACCAAACAAGCCACTAATCGAAACGGTAGGCAAATCACTCGAAGAAGCCTTAGAGCTTCTCAGCAGAGTAGGCTTAAACGATGCCTTCCTATTTTTGCGCACCTACGAACAGCTAAGCGACGGACAAAAATACCGCTATAAAATCGCAAAAATGATTGAAAGCCAAGCCCAATTCTGGATCATGGATGAGTTTGCAGCCACGCTTGACCGAGACACAGCCAAAATTGTGGCTTACAACCTTCAAAAACTTGCAAGACAACAAAGCAAAGGAGTTTTAGCAGCAACAGCTCACACAGACCTTTTCGAGGACCTAAACCCTTCAGTTTATATCTATAAAAAATTCGGCAAAGAAATAGACATTCGCTATTATCCCAACAAGCCAGCCAAAGAATGCACTCTCATAAAAGAAATGCGAATAGTTGAAGGCACAGCAATAGATTGGAAAAAACTCTCAGGCTTCCATTACCGTAGCCACAAGATAGCTGCACCACGAAAAATCTTCTGCGTAAAACGCGGCGAAGAGCTGTGCGGAGTAATAGTTTACAACTATCCGCCACCCACATGTTTCGGACGAAGACTTGTTTTACCAAAAATGTCAATGACAGAGCTTAACCAAAAGCTGAGCATAATTACCCGAGTTGTTGTGCACCCAAAATATCGCACAATAGGCTTAGGTGCAAGACTCGTCAAAGAAACATTGCCATTGGCAGGAACACCATACGTTGAAATGCCCGCAGTCATGGCAAAATACAATCCTTTCGCAGAAAAAGCAGGAATGCAAAAAATAGCAGAGCAGCCACCACCAAAAGAAGCCTTAGCCATTGCAGAAACCCTACTGCAGCTCGGCTTTGCCATTCAACTTTTGGGGAGTGAGAAATACGTTTTGAATAAGTTGCAAACCCTAAGCGATGAAAGTCTGGAAAAGTTGAGAGAAGCGTTCATTAAACATCGTCACGCACGCTTTATGAAATACTTTTTC